GAGATCGAAAGCCTTTGCCTGAAACTGCTTTTAAAGCAGCAGAAGGAGGCAAAGGCGGCAAAGGGCTATGTGACCATATACAGGAATGAGTACAACAATGCCCTTCAGGTGACGAAGGGACATTGCTTCAAGACGGAGCCGGATGCCGGGGGCAAGGAGCTGAAGTTCTACTGCTGTGAGAACACGGTCATTGATGCCGGGGAGCCTGTAGGAAGGGTGCTTGTGGAGGCAGAGGCACCCGGAACCTATTACAACATAGCACCGGGAAGGATAAGCATATCCATGATACACCTTGACGGTATGGACTATGTGACGAATGAGGAGGACTGGCTCTTTGAAGAGGGAGCCGAGGAGGAAGACCTTGAAGACCTCCGGGACAGGTGCATGAGCTCATGGGCGGAACTGGCAACAAGAACCATAGAGGAGAAGCTCCGGAACGCTGCCAAGTCTGTCCCCGGCGTACTGGATGCCCGGATAGATGCACAGCACCCAAGGGGGCAGGGCACCGTAGATGTGATTGTCACAGGGGCAGCCGGAGAAGCATCACCGGAACTCATACGGAGGGTAGGGGAAGCCATTGAGCCATTGAAAGGCAACTATGAGGACTATCTTGTGAAGTCCAGTGAGGTTGTGCGGCAGGCGTTTGAGCTTGTGGTGTACCTTGCTGAAGATGCGGCAACGGATGGCGTGGATGCACAGGCAGCAAAGCTCATTGAGGAGATGATGGCACTGACACGGGGAGAGATGAACACCCTGTACAGGGACAGCATCATCCAAGTGCTTAGTACCAAGATTGACAACTACAGGAAGACGGACATCTTGCAGCCATCAGAGGACATGCTGCTTGGACAGGATAAGGTTATCATGGCAGGGGACATCAATGTGACTGTCAGGAACGTAGCACAGGGCACAAGGGGGAAGGAGTGATGCCGCCATGATAGAGAACTTCATTGAATACATGTGGTATCTGCTCACCACTCCGCTGAAGAAGCTGAAGAAAGCCCTGAATAAGTGGTACATCCTCTGCAAGGTGTTCGGCAGGAGGTTTGACGAAGCGAAAGAGAACATCCTCCGGGCAAGGGATGAGGGCATGGTTGCCACATGCAGCCATGAGATGCTCCCGGTACATGGAGCGGACAGGAGGCTGACCCGGTATGAGGGGGAGCATCCAGAGAACTACCGCTCAAGAATAGCCATGTATGATGAGCTCTGCAAGCTTGGGGGCACCAATGAAGGGGTTCTGCTTGCGGTGAAGACCCTTGGCTATGCCTCCCCGGTTCTTGTGAGGGCAAATGAGCTGACGGGCTTTGTACACTTCACGCTTGACGGAAGCTGGCTCCTTGACGGGAGCCGGACATTGGAGTCCGACACCCTTGAGAACAGGTGGGCGGAGTTCTACATAGTCATTGCCATGGATGCGGATGAGGAGCATCCCATCAGCTTTGACATCATGCGGAAGACCGTCAGGAAGTGGAAAGAAGTGGGAGCGAAGGACAACTACTTCTTCAGATACAACTTGAGCATCCGGGAGATATACAGCTCTAGCTTCCTTGCTGTGCTTTATAAGAAGTACCTCTACTATTATGACTATCTGAAGACAGATGGCATGTGGGAACTGGATGGGAGCCATGTACTGGATGCACAGATGTGTCCCATCAGCACCCGGATAGGGTACCGATATGAGAGCAGCTATGGGCTCCATGAAGCCAGGCTTGCAGCCATGGCATACATTTATTCCTGCTGTATGGCGGAGAGTGCCATCCTGAAGGCGGCATACAGCTTCAGGATGCACTATTATGACTACCTGAAGATGGATGGCTCATGGATGACAGACGGAAGCCATACAGTGGATGCGGAGCTGTCCCCAAGGGACATGAGATGGGGTACAACCTTCCGGCATCAGCATGAAGAGAGTCTGCTCCTGAAGCAACGGTACCGGATGCAGCCCTGCAAGGGCTCACACAGCATCAGGAAGGCATTGGAGCGGTACCGGATGGTCACCCATTATTTTGACTATCTGAAGCTCAACGGGCTTTGGAAGCTGAATGGCTCCCGGCTCATGGGGGCACAGAGGAGTGAATACACCACCAAGCAGGAATACCGCTTTGGTGTAGGATATACAAGGGAGTACAGGGTCATATGGCATGAAGAACACAACCTCATCTTCCTTGATGGAACATGGAGCCTTGATGGTTCCAAGACAATAGATGCTTGGCAGAAAACGGAGGTATTGTAGAATGGCAACAAAAAGCGTAATAACCAAAATCAGAAGAAAGAAGATGGCTGAAGCAAGCCATACAACCGGGAGCATTGCAAAGATAACGCACATTGCACTTGGTTCCGGCGGTGTCAATGCAGATGGCACCGTGATTGTGCCGCTTGCGGAGAATGTGGCACTGAAGAATGAGGTGGTGAGAAAGCCCTATACTTCATCAACCAAGATTTCAGACACATCCTATGAGTACACCATCAAGCTTGAAGAGAATGAGCTTGTGGGCACCTTCATCAGCGAGATGGCACTGATTGATGAGGACGGTGATGTGGTGGCGTTCTCAAATTTCCTTGCAAAAGGCAAGGATGAGACAGAGGTGACATTCACCATTGAAGATAACTATTAAGGAGGCAGAGGAAAATGGCAAATTTAACAGCAGCAGCTAACCCGGAACTTGTCCTTGAGATGGAGGCAATGGAGCGGACTACCCCGGCACACTGTGATGAGTGGAACCGGAGGCATCAGCAGCTCCTTGACAATGACAAGTTCCTGCATGAACAGATGAAGAATGTCTTTGTGGACAATGCAGGAGCACATAACTCCATCTACAGGGGAAAGAACCTGACCAATGTGTATTCAATAGATGAAATCTGCAAACGCATTTCATCAGGAACCTTTGAAGACCTGTATGTGGGTGACTATTTTGATGTAAGCATCACTACAAGCTTGGGAGGAGCGGAAACGGTCAGACTGATACTGGCAGGCTTTGACCTGTACTGGAATAATGGGGATACTGCATTGACAAAGCATCATGCAATAGTGGTTCCAAGGGACTGTTTTAAGACAAAGGCGAAGATGAATGATAGCAATGTGACTACAGGCGGATATGCAGGCTCCAAGATGCACACAACAGTGCTCCCTATTTATGAGGCGGCATTGAAAAATGTCCTGAATAATCATATAATAGCATACAGGGGTCTGCTGACAACAAGTGTATCCGAAACAGGAAATTCCAATGCAGGAGCCGGGTATACTGGCTATGCAAATAATTGGGAGTGGAAAGACACCAAGCTTAGACTGATGAGTGAGATACAGGTATATGGTTCCAATGTGTTCAGCTCTTCATTCTATGATACAGGCGAAGCAAACATCCAGTTTCCGCTGTTCAGGTTAGCCCCTGACCTGAAGGTAGCAGGTCTTGGACATAACGGAAGCCGGATGTGGTATTGGTTGAGTGCTGTGGTGTCTGCGGCGGCGTTTGCTAATTGTAACAATAATGGTAATAGTAACAATAACGCCGCCGCCGGGGATGGTGGAGTCCGCCCGATTTCGTGTATATATGCTAAGTGTAGGCTACGAGCCGACATATGATACAGGAAAGGAAAGCTTGTCCTTCCGAAAGGTAAAGAAGCTCATCTTTTGTGTAGAGGGAAGGTGAGCAACATCTTGATGCACCCTGATACGTCAGTTGGTGCTAGGAACGAGGTGAAAACTCTATGAAAAATATGGAGTCTGTATATGATGCCAATTCCCTGATTGATGCTTTTAACAAGTCAAAGAAGGGGACAGCGTGGAAGGAGTCAGTACAGAGGTATGAAGCCAACCTTTTGAGGAATGTCAATCAGACACAAAAGGAGCTGAAGGATGGAAGCTATGAGCAGAAGGACTTTTATGAGTTTGACCTGAATGAAAGAGGGCATATCCGCCATATAAAGTCCATGCACATCTCTGACAGGGTAGTGCAGAGGTCGGTTTGTGACAATGTGCTTGTCCCGGAGCTATCCAAATACCTCACATATGACAATGGGGCATCCATGGAAGGAAAGGGTATCCACTTTGCAAGGAAACGGATGAGCACCCACCTTCACAAGTTCTACAGGAAGCATAAGAGCAATGAGGGGTATGTGCTACTGATTGATTTCAGCAAATTCTTTGACAACATCCCACATGATGGGCTGATAAAGGAGATGCGGAAAAAGATTGGCGATAAGGAGACCATGGGCTTCATTGAGAAGCTCATAGACACCTTCCGGGTGGATGTTTCGTACATGTCGGAGGAAGAATACGCTGACTGCATGAATACCCTGTACAACGCACTGGAACACGCTAAAATTGATAAGGCAGAGCTGACAGGCGAGAAGTACATGAAAAAGTCCGTTGGTATTGGTAGCCAAATATCTCAAATATCCGGAGTATACTATCCCACAAGGCTAGACAATTACTGCAAGATTGTGAGAGGCATGAAATACTATGGACGTTATATGGATGATATTTATATCATCCATGAAAGCAAGGAGTTCCTGAAGGGGCTCCTGAATGACATCAGAGGGATATGTGATGAGTATGGGCTGTTTATCAATCCAAAAAAGACACAGATAGTCAAGCTGTCCCATGGCTTCACATTCCTTAAAATAAAATACAGTTTGACAGAGACAGGCAAGGTGATTGAACGTATCAGCAAGGACTCTGTTGTCAGGCAGCGGAGGAAGATGAAAAAGCTCCGGAAG